ACGTTTTGAGAGATATCGAGGAAGGTAAAATAGATCAACATGAAGGATCATATAAAGTTGGAAAGATTCTTAAAGAATTATATATTGATACAGCTTTGAGAAAAGAACAAAAACTTGAAGCTCGTGGAGCGTTGGGAGGAGGTAAAAATAAGAAGGTAAAGGCTCCAAGCACAGGAAAGAAACTAACTTATGCAGAATTCAAGAAGAATCAAAATTAACAAAAAAAATTAATATTTATTTAATATATAAAATGGGAAAAGGTCCTGGATGTAATCGTGTTCGGATTTCTCTCGCTGATTATCAGCAACGCGTAGGTGATGAAGTAATGACAGTTAAGGAAAATATTTATAGTTTTACTCAAGGAAGTCACAATATTAGCACGTGTGATGAAATAGTTTTTGCCGATGAAGATCAACTTTTAATTCCAGATGGATCAAATGTAACTTTATATGGAGGGATAAATATCCCAACAGCCAAAAAAGGCTTTGGATCAATTGTAGTAAATATTGGTGGGGTTTTTAATATGGAAGAAAATTCATTAATAAAAATTGATAGTATAGAAAATTTTAATTCTACTGGTATAGGTGTTTTTGGCACATTTAATTTAAATAAGAAAGGAACAGTAGTAATTAATACTATAAAAATAGGAATAGGAATTTACTTTTTAAATGCAAATAAAGTAGATATTTATGGACGTATAATTATAAATGAAATTAAAAATGGAAGAGGGTTAAATGTAGTGAATACAGAAGTGATTATGAATGATGAATCATCTATTATAATAGAGAATGTAATAGCAGTTAACGATTCACCAAATAGAGATACTTCGTTTGGAATAATCAATCCAGGTTCAACCCCTTTAGATAAATCTTTTATATTAAATGGAGGGTATATATTAATTAATAAAATAGAAGGATATGAGGATCCTGTTCCGGTTGCATATGGAATTTTTTTAAATAATTTTATACAAAATGAAGGAGAAATTGAAATAAATTCAATCAAATTTGGAACAGGTTTTAATATTAACAGGCATACAATTAATGGAGGGACAATAAAAATTTGGAAAATAAAAGATTCCTATGGATTCTATTTTAATGAACCAATTACACAAATTCATTCTTTTAAACAATTAGGAGGACAAATACAAATTGAAGAATTAATTGATAGTATTGGTTTTTTTAATCTTTATAGACCGTTGGATAACTTTACTTTTAATCAAGAAGGAGGAACAATTTTAATAAATAAAATAAGTAATATTTTAAATTCCACAAGTGTAGGTTTTGAATTATACTCTCTTACTTTTACTCAAAAAAATGACGGTCATATAGTGATTAATAATATTGAAAGTGAATTAGGTAAAGGAATTGTTTTTGCTGGCACATCTGATATAAATGTAGAGAATATACAGATAAATAGTGAAAATAATACTGGGGATGGTATATATTTACTAGCTACTGGAGGAAATTATCCAAATTTTTATAATAATGGAGAAGTAAATGTAGAGGGGACCGAACTTAAATACACTATTGATGGGACAACTGAATTATTTGGCCAGGATGATTTTAAAACTTATTTTCAGGGAGATGGATTATACAATAACACTAAACCTGAATAACTCAAATAAATTGAAACATAATAAAGACTACTTCTTATAGATAGATTAATACGTTCCTTAATGAACAAGCACCCAACATCAAGGTTGGTTATTGTGGAATCGCCAGCTAAATGTAAAAAAATCGAAAGTTTTCTAGGGATTGGTTATACATGCTTAGCATCATACGGTCATATTACTACCTTACAAAGTTTAAAAGATGTAGATATACAAAATCATTTTAAACCTCGATTTAAAATGATTGATAGCAAACGTCAAAATATAAATAAGTTGGAGGCGTATATAAAAAAATGCGATGAGGTCATCCTAGCTACAGACGATGATCGGGAGGGGGAAGCAATTGCATGGCATATTTGTCAGCAATTTGGTCTTCCTGTGGCAACAACAAAGCGAATAATATTTCATGAAATTACGAAACCAGCACTTCAGAAGGCAGTTCAAAATCCAACTACGATTAATATGGATGTCGTTCAGGCTCAACAAGCAAGACAGATTCTAGATATTATCGTGGGATTTAAACTTTCTCCTCTTTTGTGGGCTCATATTTCACGTAAAACTAAGACAGGGCTTTCTGCTGGGCGATGTCAGACTCCGGCTCTACGCATTATTTATGAAAATCAAAATGATATAGACAAATCACCCGGCAAAATGGTTTATACGACTACCGCTTATTTTACACAACACAATTTACCTTTTGTTTTGAATCATGAATTTACCGATCAATCTAAAATGGAGGAGTTTTTGGAAGAATGTGTCAGTTTTGATTATAAGTATTCGTGTGGAAAAATAAGGAACACTACAAAAAACCCTCCGCGTCCTTTTACTACAAGCCGTTTGCAGCAAACTGCAAATACAGAATTGCGATGCAGTCCTAAAGAAACTATGTCTATCTGTCAAAAGCTGTATGAAGGTGGCTTTATTACGTATATGAGAACTGATAGTGAAACATATAGTAAGGAGTTTTTGGAAATAGCAAAAAATTATATTACTAATAAGTGGGGAGATGAATATGTGATGGCAAATCTTGAGCAGATGGGAGAGAAGAAGAAAAAGAAAAGCAAGAAGGAAGAGTCTAATAATGCACAAGAAGCGCATGAAGCCATACGTCCTACACAAATTACAAGACTGGAAATCCCAGAGGAGTTTAGTTCAAAAGAGAGAAAAATGTATACTCTTATTTGGCGAAACACGGTGGAGAGTTGTATGGCAGCTGCCAAATATCATGCAGTAACTGCTTCTATTAGTGCTCCATTTGAAAAACAGTTTAGATATTCAACTGAACAAGCCGTATTTCCTGGTTGGAAAACTGTAGCAGGGTATGAAAAGGAAAATAATGTATTTGCTTTTTTGAAAACACTTAAGAATGTAGATACCTATAAAAAAGTAGCCTCCAAAGTTACACTTAAAGAATTAAAGCAACATTACACAGAAGCTAAGTTGGTGCAAATATTAGAAGAAAAGGGTATAGGGAGACCATCGACATTTGCTTCTTTAGTTGAAAAAATTCAAGAACGAGGATATGTGAAGAGAGATAATATTAAGGGAAAAACAATTAAGTGTGTGGATTTTGAGCTGGAAGGGGAAGAGTTGAATGAGATCGAACATAGTAGAGAATTTGGAAATGAAAAGAATAAATTGGTTATTCAAAGTGTGGGTAAAATGGTAATTGAGTTTTTATTGAAACATTTTCCAAAATTCTTTGATTACGGATACACAAAGGAAATGGAGAATAAGTTGGATTTAATTGCAAAGAATGAAATGATTTGGTATAAGTTGTGTGAATTATGTTTAGCAGATATTGAGGATACACCTTGTATTCAAGAAAGAAAACAAATTCAAATCGATGAAAATCATGTATATATGATTGGAAAATTTGGACCTGTTATTAAATATACGGAAGATGATGGAGAAACAGTTAAATTTAAAAATGTTAAAAAGGATCTAGATATCCAAAAATTAGAGAATGGAGAATATACACTTGAAGAAATTGTTGTGTTGGATGAAAGTAAGGGTTTAGGAGAAATCGATGGTAAACGAGTCATTATTAAGAAGGGAAAATATGGTCATTATGCAGAAATTGGAAAGAAAACTGTTTCTCTTCAGAAATTGAATAAACCCATAATTGATATTACACTTGATGATATTAAGTCAGTTATGGAAAATAAAGATATTTTAAGAGAAATTAATGATTATATATCTTTACGAAAAAGTAAATATGGTGAATATTTATATTTTAAAACTCCAAATCATAAGAACCCTGAGTTTATTTCTCTAAAAAAATTTAAAGAGGATGTTAATACTTGTGATCTAGATATTATAATTGATTACGTTAATACATACAAAAAAAAATAATTTAATTTAATAAATCTATTATGGGAGATTTAGTATTAGAAAAAAATTTTAATGAGATTTTTGATATAGATTCTGTTTTTACAGAAAACAAGAAGTGTTTTTTATGGATAAAAGCAAAATCTAAGGAAGGGCATACAATTAAGAAAAAAGGAAAAACAAATGAAAAATTTAAATTTAAGAATATTAAAACAATTGAAGAAGCAAAATATGGGTATGATGAAATTTCTTGTTTAGACGTAAAAGAACAAATACAAACAATAATACAAAAACAAAGTATTTCTACCAATTTTATAAAAATTAATAATTCTTTTTTTACATTTTGTAATGCTTTAATGAAAGTAATTTGCCCAAGATGTTATAATGCTTATGCAAAAACTAAGTTAAATCCTCATAATCATGGGTATATGAACATGAGAATTTTACAAAGTAAAATCAAAACAAAAGGTGAAATATTTCATGGTATTATTAAATGCTATATTGCTTATACAATTAATGAGGATAAATGTGTAATTGTTAAAAAAAAAGAAAGGTTAATAGAGTGTTTTACAGATTTGATTGTTAATAATAATTACAATTCGTTACCTCATTACCATATTACTAATCTTATTTTTAATAAATTTATGGGTTTTAAATTTAATGTTGATGAGTTTAATAAATTAGAAAAAAGAATGAAACCATTTACTTTAGATAAAATTAATTGTATATTTAAATATCACTATCGTGTATTAAAATACTTATGTGAAAATAGTCATCAGGTTTTCATACGACATGGATTAGAAAAAAAAACAAATGATTATCAAAGTAATATGATATATCCTCCAAATGATGATAAACATGGATGGAGAATTCATAATGTTACTAATGTCAAGGGTGAATCGCAGCCAACATTATATCCTGCCTATCCGATTGAAGTAGATAATCTACCGTTTAAAAGATGTTCTGCACATTCTTCAAAAGAAATATATGGAAATGTAAAGGGTTTTATAGCTAAAGATTTATTTAAAAAATTGGGTGGTTCAATTCATATAAGATATGAACGTAAAGATGATTTAATGCCAAGAGATCATTTATTTGCAGAATCAAAAATTCCAATTTCAAGTTGGATATTTACATATAGAAAAAATAATGATCCTACAATTAAAGAAACGATTAAAAAGGCTATTAATGCATTAGTTGAAAACGAAATACCTATAATTGATGAAGCAATTATACCAAATTTTTTGCATGTTTATGAAGCTATATGTAATAAATTTATTTTATTGCATTAATATAAATAAATAAATAATTATGAAAAATGTTGATTATTTAAGTTGGATCACTTATGCATTAATTATATCAGGATATATAGTTTCAATTGCTTCTCCCAAAGCATCAGTAATAGGATATAGTTGTGTAGTAGTTGGATTATTTTCTTTAATCATTTTAAAATTAGTGCCTCTAACACGGGCGCCTCAAATCTCTCTTTCATTATTTATGCCCTATATACCAATTATTGTTGTTTTGGGAATTAGCTCATGGTTATTGGCTATAAATATTAAGTTTTCAAAACAAATACAGAAAGGAAATGTTACAAAAGAATATAATACATTTAATACTATTAATTTTATTTTAATGTTGATACAATTAGTAACTCTTAAATTAAAAAATTTCGAATATTCTAGTTTAGTTATTGCTTTAATAGCATCTTTTCAACTTGTTACTGTTTTTATAATGCAAATGAATTTAGAGTATTTTGTCACAGATGGATAAATTTGTTTTTAATAAAATAAAATAAACAGATAAATTTATTTTATTTTATAGTATACTTATAGTATGTCTCAAAAATTACCTCCAGCTCGAATAATAAAATATAAAAATAAAATATTAATTACAAATCTTAAATGTATGTATTCAAGTATAAATTCTTTTGAAAATAAAGAAAATTATCCAAAAGACTCTCCTGAATGTGAAAAAATTATGTTATATCGTAAAACAAACGTGCGAGTAATTAGCTGTTTTTTAAATTGGATGATAAGAGACCCTTTATCAAAAAATGTTTTAGCTATGAGAGAAGAAGAGATTATAAGAGATAATTTATGGTTAATTAAAAAAATGTGTCAAACAAAGAAGTTTGATTTAAATACTTATAAAATATTGGTAAGTCAATTAAATGACGATCAAAATCTAATTCATTTATTTAAAATATATATTGATCTATTACCCTTATTTTTTAAGAGTGATCTTCACACAGTTCCACAAAATAATATAGTTATTCAATCAGGATTAAAAGTTGATAAATTTATAAATATTGATAATCCATCGGAATTACACTTATTAGAATCCATTTTGGAAGTGAAATTTCCTCTTTCCAATCCAAGTAAAAATGAAGATAAAGATTTATTAATAAAATTTTTACATGAGAATATATCGTATCAAGAAAAAATAAGAAATATTTATCAAAATGATTTTGACTTTGTTAATTGAATAGAGTGTCCATTATAAAAAAAAATTGTATTAATAGGTTTTTTTTCATTTTCATTAAATGAATAAGAAATTTTAAATAAACCATTTTTTTGATTTTGTATTTTAATAAATTTATCTAAACATCCTAATAATCTTTTATTATAGTGGACATCATCCCTAAAAGGAATATTAAGAATTACAGATGTTATAGTTATGTCTTCATCACTATATCCAATATTTTTTGTTTCCGAATTAAAAAACCAATTATTTTCTTTAAATATGGTATAATATGGGGTAATGATTTCCATTATTAAAATTATATAAATATATGTATTTATATGATTGATTGTTTAATTAAATGTAAACATTAAGTTACCCTGTGCATTTCCATGCATTTGATAATTTTTATTTGTCGTATGAAGAGGGTGCCCTGTTAATATATTATCAAAAAATAAAGCTACATAGTTAACCGCAATCATATTATGACGAATAGAAAAACTTCCTCCGTTATATCTTTTAAATAGTTCATGAAGTCGTTCCAAAAGTTCTTTTACTTGTTCTAAGTAAGCAATTAAAGTATTTCTATGTCCACCTAGTATATCTGCGTTAAGTGTTATTCTCTCTTCTAATTCACCTTCATTCAAATGCTCCCCTATCTTATTTAATTTTTTTAAAAACATACTATTGTCTAAGAGTTTCTTTTTTTCACTTGCAATAAAGAGAGACTCAATATTATTATCAAGTGCATTAAATGGATTACAAATACACTTTACTGTTATACTATCAACAATAAATACCTTTTCCCACTGAGGGTTTTCTTTTATATATTCAAGAGCTAATAGTAAACGTGTATCTCTGGGACCTAATGGCACGTTTAAGCTATCTACATGGACAAACTTAACCCATTTTTTAGAATATCTTGTAATAAATTCTTTATCTAAACCATCATGGAAAATACGGATATCTGCTTCGTCCCAACGTGTGCGCGTTTTAGTATATAAATTTTTTATGACATTAAAATCATTTTTAGGTATATAAATTTGTTTTTCAGGATGAACAAACTTTTTAAAAAAATATGTGCTAATTATTAAATTCGGCGTATTGTTGTTTGACATTATTAATAATAAATATCAATAAATTAATTATTAAAAACAAACTCAATATACTAATACAGCTAAATGGAAAAATTTACAGAAATACTAAAAGGTTTTAAGGTAAATAATACAATTTACAAAAATATTCCAAAAGATTTTAAAAACCTGCTTTTATATGGATCGTCCTTAAAGTATAAATATGCTTTAAAACTTATGGAAGAATTCAGTAAAAGTAATTTAAATTATGAGAAGAAAGTAATCGTGAATTATGATAATACTGAATATATTTATCGTATGAGTGATATACATATTGAAATAAATTTTGAGTTCCTAGGATGTATAGCAAAAAATTTATGGGCAGCAATTTATCAAAATATAGAAACAATAGCAGGTTGCAATACTTTTTATATTGTATGTCGTAATTTTTCTAATATTAATAATGAATTAATGGAAAATTTTTATACCTATATGAATGGATTGCATGATAATTTACATTTTGTTTTTTTAACTGATAATATTGGGTGTTTACCTATAGAAATTATAAATTCTTCTTTGGTTATTCCATTAAAACGATATTCAACTTGTAATACATTTGAGATTAGTCATAGTTTTGTAGAAAAAATAACTGAAATTATCTTAAATAAAGAAGTGAATAATATTAAAAATATGAGATCTTTACTCTATGATTTACTTATTTACCAAACTGATATTTACGATATTTTTTATGAAGTTTTAAAAAATGTAAATAATCATATTTTAATTGAACCTCAAAAAATGATTAAGTTATTGAATGAAATAAAAAATATTTTAAAATTATTTAATAACAATTATCGGTCTATTTATCATTTGGAAAATTTTATAATGACTATTTTAGAATTTGTTTAAGCATTTACTACCTTCTTCTTTCGAACCACCTTCTTCTTTGGAGCAGGAGCTGGTTCAGGTTCTGGTGCAGGAGCAACATCCTCGCCGTCAGAAGATTCAACGGTTGTTGCTGCTACTGCTGAACTGGCGACGCTATCACTTTCCTCTGCATCCCGATCAGCCCGAAGGGTGTCACGGGCGGCTGAAGTCAGCTTTACATGACACTTACGTGATCCAAGAATCGATGCCTTCGGCTGAACAACCGCCTGAACAAGACGCCAAGTAGTTCCAAACTTACCATTTGCAAACCAAATACCACCTGACTGAATTACGAGTGCAACATTCTGCGTCTTCTGAATAAGCTCAACTGGTGTGAGATCCGGATTAGACGGATTAGGGAAAATCATATTCTCATCAAGATCATAAACTTCCATCTTAAAGGTATTATCATAATATGGAATCTTAATTCGAAGAGTAGGAGTGCGTGTGTAATCAAATTCACCCGTATTCTTGTCCTTAGGGTAACGAAGCATAGGAGTAAAGAGTGCATCAACTACTTCAGAAGTCATCTTAGCCTTACCAAACCAATCCTTTGAATTGGCTACGGCATCAGCCTTAATACGAGCCTCATACTCCTTCATGGCTTGAAGGAAACCCTGAGTGTCTTCATTAAAGTTTCCATCTTGCTCACGAGGAAACTGAAGAGACATGTCGTAACTCTCAATTACACCAGTCTGCTGGTTTTCATAAGGGGAAACACCCCATGTCATCATAAGAGGTGTTGAAAGATGAAGAGATTTGTTATCTTTTGTAGACTGAATTCCTACGCTCTTACCGCCAGACTTATTGGCCTTTGGTGGAGCATACTTGAAATCAGAAGAAGCGTTGAAAGTCGAAGCATCATGAATGGTAGACATACTAGGAGACAATATTAATTTATATATTTGTGTTATCTTTAAATCAATTTTTTGCAAAAAGGATACAAAAAGATTTCTAAGTATTTAACATAAGTTAATCTATGACCAATCCTATTTTGATGTCATTTTTGGAAAAAGATCTACCAAAATTTGAAAAATGTAAGGTGAGAATGAGTGAAGAAGAATTTCATATTCCAAATTTTAATGAGTATTATTTACTTTTTAAATACAATTTTACGGTTCCACAGCTAAAACAGATTTGTAAATTTTATAAAATTCCACGAACAGGTAGTAAAAATACCTTAATGAAATATATCTATAATTATTTATTTTACTCTCATCAAACTGTTAAATTACAAAAATTTGCAAGAGGATATTTACAGAGAAAATTAAATAGAATGAGAGGACCTGCTTACCTAAAAAGAAAATTGTGTGTAAATGATTGTGATTTTTTTTCTTTAGAGCCTATTTCTAAGATTTCTCCGACACAGTTTTATAGCTTTGAAGACCAAGATGGTTTTATTTATGGTTTTGACATAAAATCTCTTTGGCAGTTATTTAAAAAATCAGATACAATTGAAAACCCTTATAATAGACAATCTATTCCTGACCAAACAAGAGATGCTCTAAAGTATTTGATAAAATTAAATAACAAACATAATAATAAGATTGATATTAAGTTGGATGATAATCAGTTAGATTTAGAAAAACAACTAGAATTAAGAATTCTATCATTATTTCAATTTATTAATACTTTAGGTCAATATACGGATCACTCATGGTTTTTAGATTTAAATGAACGATATTTAATTCGTTTCTATAGAGAATTATATGATATTTGGAATCATAGAGCACAAATTGATAACCATATAAAACTGAGAATTTACCCAAATGGTAATCCATTTAGAATTAATTTTAATAATTTAAATATATCTAGAAGCCTATACGACTTAAGGAAATATTGCGTTCAAGTATGCGAAAATTTAGTTTATTATGGCATTACTGATGATGACAAAAATCTTGGCGCTTATTATATTTTGACTGCATTAACATTACAAAGTCATGATGCCGCTGTTGCTCTACCATGGTTATACCAATCTGTCGCTCAAGTGTGACGAATTATGTTCTCGAAAATAATTATATATATTTAAGCCTTAAATTGATATAAAGAATGCACACGATAGTAGTGTATAATATGCCTCGTAAAGCAGCTACCTCTTCAGCTACTCCAGCAACTTCAGCAACCCCAGCAACTCCAGCTACTAAGTCAACTGCTCCTAAGAGAGCCCGCAAGGCCCGTCCTGCCACAGCTCCTGCCACTACTGCTCCAGCTCCCGAGCCAGTAGTCGCTGAGACTGCTGCACCAACTGCCACCGCTACCCCTGTCTCGGCGCTTCAGGATGAATTTGCCGAATTTCTCGGTAAGCTCAACCAAGTCAGCTCGCAGTTTGCCGCCCTTCGCTCCGATTTCCGCACTCTTGAAAAGAGATGGACTCGTGAGCTCCGCACCGCTCAGAAGACCGTTGAGCGCCGCAAGCGCAAGGTTGGAAACCGAGCCCCAAGTGGTTTTGTGAAGCCCACTCTTATCAGCGATGAGCTCGCATCCTTTCTCGGAAGAAGCTCTGGAACTGAAATGGCCCGCACCGAAGTGACTCGCGAGATCAACAAGTATATCCGCGCTAACGCTCTTCAGGACAAGTCAAACGGACGCAAGATCAACCCGGATGCTGCCCTTTCTTCCCTTCTCAAGATTGGTTCGGGTGATGAGCTCACTTACTTCAACCTCCAGCGTTACATGAGCCCTCACTTTGCCAAGCTTGGTCAGGAAGTCCCAGCGGCTAACCAGCAGTAAATCAAACAATTAAAATAAATTAATATAAATCATAATTTTTTAAAAAAGTTATGATTTTTCTAATACTTATTATTTTAGATTTTACATACAAGTTCTAACAAGAAGGTGTAATTGGCGTTATTAAAATCGACAATCTGATCATTATTATTAAATAACCTAATATGTAATTTATTAAGAGTAACAGGGCCTGAATAGACTCTTTGAAAGGATTCATCGGTATCTGTTTCATAAAAGGTTTGAGAATCTGTAGAATGTTTAGTGGACACTTTAGCTAATACATTTTTCATTCCATTATTCGAGGGAAAACATCCTTCATAAAAAACATTTTCAACATTACTAAGAAAATCATCTACATATAATAAATAATAAGGAGTTGTGTTAGGCAAAAAAACAGGTTGGTCAGCCAAGTAATATTCTTGATTTCCAATTGTTGTTAAACCAGCAATTAGGCCATTATTTACAGGACATTTATTATTTGGATAATTAGTCGCATATTTTGGATCTTTGCTATAATAACTATGATGAAATCCCATGATCCAACCAAAAGTATTATATATATAATTATTTTCTACATCAAAATTTATTTCAACATTACTTATATTTTTTCCTGTAAATGCATACTTTAATAACTCAGGAATATAAGTTATTGAGATTCCTATATTACTTAACTGGGAATTGATTTGGTCGAAAAGGAGCTTATTATCTAGTGTAGAATAAATACCTGGAATTACCTTCACAGTTTGAGTTTGGTTTCCTACAATCACTTCAAAAGAATTATTTTTTTCATCAGTAGAAAAAGTGTATTCTGAATTAGGAGCACTAAAAGATTTAAGTTTCATAGATAAAACATTTTTAATTGACACAGGAAGGGTAACAATAAAATCCGTATTTTTTGCTTGTTTACCTTTTACAAAAGGTCTAAATTTCGTATTAATATTAATATACTTTTTCATGGTTGAAGGTCGAGAATCACTCATTTATACTTAAATCAGATAATTTAAATTATTTTTTATCAAATAACTTTCTACTTCATGTTTTAATATACGTGTATTTACTATTTTTGTTTCTAGATTATAATTTAGAGTATTTGAAAACATTTCCCTTGAATGTAACAAAGATCGTTTTTCCTCTGCATTAATAATTTTTGTAAATACCAACCAATCGAAAAACCCCATCAATCCTTTTTTCTTCTTTAGATACTTGTAAAAGAATCCCATACACGTATAAACTGTAAATCTTGACTTATTATAATCTGTTCCTGAAAGTAAACAAATATCTCTAAATTCCGATTGGGTCATTTTTAAATTTTTCAAAATATCAGACATAGTATATAAAGTCATAGTTCCTTTTTCTAAGTTAAAATTTCTAAGCACTCTTGGAACACCATATACGAACATATCCATATCTTCGGTAATACATCCCCATACTATCTTTTTCTTCACTAACAACGAAATTAGATCATCTGCTTCTCCTTCTGCTTCTAGATAAGTTACACCCATCACCTTAATAAGAGATTTTACATCTCTTATATTAGAATTAGTTATATGCAAACATTTTTTCTTTTCTACATTCAGTTTAATCTCCAACTGTTGACGATCTGTCTCATTCAAACTTGGATCATTTTCTAACTGTTCTTTGATTAAATCACATTTCTCCTTTGCTTTCTTCTTACCAGCATCCCTTTCTTCTAATATTTCTAATTTTTCGTCTGGTGGTGCTCCGTCAAATACAAAAACAGGAGTAATATGATATTTTCTAAATAACATAATCATACGATACATACTTTCCAAAAGGGAACCATTTCCTTTGAATTGATATAAGAATATACTTATATCAATTGCTATTTTTTTTCCAGATAAATCATTAATTGTCAGCTCCTTTAGAGCGTTTGAACTAAATTCGCGCAGGTAACGGTTCAGCATTCGCACTCCCATACTAATACTGATTCGGTTTGAATAAATCTAACTTTGAATTTTACTATAAATAGAAATCAATTTTTCATATTTCATTAATACTCATTCTTAAACTATTTCCATTTGATCTCATTTTAATTTTTTTTACTTTTTCATGTAATTCCTTTTTTTCATACGATTCCTTGATTAAATTACAAAAAGACCACAAATTTTCCAAATTAAATGGTATTAAATTATAACCATTATTTTGATAACACCATACTATAAATTTATCAAAGGAAAATAGTAATATTGTCTTAATTATGTGATATTCAAATACATGTGTTTTTTGTTTCCACAAAAACTTTTTCTCTCTTAACGTTTTAAAAGAACTATTATATCGATCTAGAATTTTGTTAGCTTGAAAAATAGAATGAACTATTTCAACCTGCATATAATAATTAAAATACAGAGAGAAGAGGCGTAAATTATCACCTACATCATCAAATGATATTATAGCACAATTTAAAATTTCTGCCCATGTTTCGGCATAACTTTCACTATATAATACATTTTCAACGTGAATCGGAAAGTAATTAAAAAGGCATTTCCTTAAATCAATTGCTGTATTATTGCTAAAATCTAAACAAAAACTATGAATACATTCATGTAAAAGCACTTTGAACCATTCTTCTTTTCTATAAATTGTAATTTCCCCTTCAGGTAAACAGATGTTAGTCAACGCAGAGTTTATATGATGGGATGTAAATTCCCCATCCATAGAAGGCATACACTTTTTAAAAGGAGTTAGGTAAATATTAATTTTTAATTTTTTATTAATATGAAAATTTGGTGTTATTAAATCCATTAAAGAAAACCATAGCTTAAGAGGTTTAATATATTTTTTTAATTGAATTTGTTGATCATTATTAATACTGAAGAAATATATAGAGATTGTTCTCTCTCTAATTTTTAAATTTAATTTTGTTATTCCTTTGGAGTTTTTACTAACATAATTTTGTATTTCAAGTGGAAAATATTTACTCTCTATTTTGCTCCGAAGAGAGAAAGACTGTAAGCTGCCATACGCGTAAGAAATTTGCATATTGCGCGAATGACTCTCAGCTCTTTTTAGTAATTTAAACAAATGATGTATACCATCTGTTTTATTGGGTGTAAAGAAATCTAAAGGTATTAAATTAAAAAAATCTTCTTGCATCATTTAAAAAGACTTATAATACCTTTAGATTTTTTCTAAGTTTAATCAGTTCAACACTTAATTTAGGAGGATGTTTTGGAATAAACTGTTTAAGAGTTGCGTTTTGAGTGGCTAATAACATATCGCGTAATTCTGGATGTTGAGTAAATTTCGCTTCTAAACCTTTTTCCAAAACTTCCTTTCCATATTGACCACTAAACTCCATATCTGGTTCGAAATCCTTAAACTTTCGTGCTCTTTCAGCACTTTGGCCTAATTCACTTCGAGAATCTAATGTGAATTGATAATAAATTTCTGGATGTCCTTTAATATATTTCGATGCTTGATAATAATGTTCTACCGTTTGCCATTGATGTCCATCAACATCTATAGGTGCAACCCAACTATTAGATAACTTACGTCTCCATTCTTTTATACTTGCTAGTTTTTTAAATTGATCTCTTTGGCCCGCAGGAATCTGTTCTCCAGTTCCTTTTCCTGGAAGAGGCTTGTTATTTGACCTGATATAATAAACGAATACGATATTAGGATCGTAATCTAACGATTGAATATCAGTTACTTCAATTTCACCTTTTTCTTGTTTGTCGACCTGTTTTAATTTTTCTGCCGCAAAATCAGGTATGATAGCATAAGGACCAGCCATAGTTTCTAAACATTTGTTAATAATTCGGTCTCTAATTCCAAATGGTAATTGCTTAAATTTGAAAATTCTATTGTCTTTGTATGTTATTAACTTATAATGCCATCCATTATAATCCATTATAATATAGTAATCTGGGGTAAAACAACCTTTTTCCTCTAAGATAGGATCATTTAATTGTCCACACTGCAAAACATTTTCAAAATCTTTTTCTTCAAAACTTTCTTCCGACAAGAGGATAAATTTTGTATTTAAAACACGTTCAAGGGTGGAAATAGCCCATGTATCTCCCCAAAATCTACATGTATTAATAACCGCTTTGAATTGATCTAGAGAAGTTATATTTTTCATAAATTTTTGTTCTTCTAACATTTGTTGAGTAACAGCTAATTCATCTTTTAAACGGTAAAATTGTGCTTTAAGTTTTTTTGCTTTTTCTACTATTTTAACTTGTTTGCTTTCATCATCCTCTTTTGCTAACTCATTTTTTAGTGCGTTATTTTCACCTGAAATTTGAGTTAATTCAGCTTTCGTAGTTTTAATTGATATTTGAAATGAATCATATAATCCTTTGTAACTTTCAAATAAAGCTTCGGTAGCCTCATCACTTAATTTTTTACGCAGTTCACCAACCGTATATTTAATTCCAATTTGATCCATAGCATCCCTAATAACAGCAAAAAGGCAATCCCCACCACCTTCATTATCTAATAAGTTGTAGTTTTTATTTTGCATAAATTGCTGAATCCATAATCCTGTTGCAACTTGCTCTGTTTCCTTTTCTTCTTGTTCTCGATCAGCATCTGGAATATTAATTTCTGTATCTTCTGTAGGTTTTGCTTCAATTGGAGAATTAGGTACCTCTTCTTCACCTTCTGTTTCAGCTTCATCTTCTGGGATCGCTGAATCAGATAAATCTACAGATGAAAAGAGAATAGGTCCCTTTAATTTATCTACTTCTATATCTCCATCTTCATCTTTCGCTTCTGAAAGTTTTGTTTTTTCTATTTCAAATACACCAATTGGTCTTACTTTACCATTTTTTAAAACAACATAAGCTATGAAATATGATATGTTATCCTTTTCTTTTTCTTTACCTAATACCAATTCCACATTTTTTCCTAATATTTCGGTCTCGTATACACTTGTATTATAATCCAGATCTTCAGTAGCAATCTTTAATGTTTCATTATAAGTAATTGAAGGATTAATTATAGAATTAATCATTTAAGAATAGATATATATATTTATTTATATTTATTATTATGAATATTAAGATTGAACCAAAGCCTCGCTTCCTAGCGTTAGCAGCAATTTATATATTTTACGGCAATAAATATTTAACTTGGTATTATTTTAAAAAATTACTAATGAAATTACCTCAAGTAAATGATAAACTTTTAAGCACATCGTTATCTCTCCAAACTTCGCTAGAAACACCATATAAAAATATGGAACAATTACCTGTTACAGGTTTATCTTTAAGAGAAGTTTTGGAAAAGACTGAATGTGTGCGAGATAAAGAAAATGAATCCAAACAAACTTCGGGTATTATTTATACAAAAAATGAACATCACTTAAATAACCTTGCAGCTGTATTCCGAAAATATGCTTCTTCTAATCCTCTTCATCCTGATATATTTCCTGAAATAAGAGAGATGGAAATAGATATTGTAAATATGACACGTAGAATGTTTAAAGGAGACGAAAATGTTTGTGGAAATGTAACCTCAGGTGGAACTGAAAGTATTCTACTAGCAGTTTATACTTACAGAGAGTGGGGACGTAAAGAACATGGAATAACAAATCCAAATATTGTAGCTTTCGAATCAGTTCATCCAGCATTTGAAAAAGCGTGTCATTATTTTGGTATAACACTTCGTAAAGTATCATCACCATTATGGTATAAATTAAGAATTGATTGGAATACAATTTGTTGTGTTCTTTCAGCTCCTACATATGCCTATGGTGTTATTGACCCTTATCATGATTTAACACAACACTGTCTTTTTAGAAATGTTCCAGTTCATATAGATTGTTGTATGGGAGGATTTTTAATTCCATTCCTTCAAGGAAACTCGATTAATTTTGAAAATAAGGGCATAACATCGATTAGTGCTGACAGTCATAAATATGGAAATTGTGTAAAAGGATCATCTATTTTACTTTTTAGAAGTTGGGAATATAAAAAACATCAGCACTTTATTAAAACGAACTGGGAGGGTGGTATGTATGCGACTCCAACGCTTTTAGGATCCAAATCAGGCGCTATCATTGCAACTACATGGGCAAGTATGTTGTTAACTGGAGAAAGTAAATTTACTACTATAGCAAGAAGTATTAAATATTATGTTGATTTAATTAAGGAAGAATTTAAGGAAAATGAAACTATAGAAATAATTGGTCAACCCACAGTCAATATAGTAGCTTTTAGAAGTAAATGTGAAAATGTTGATATATATAGAATTGTGCAAAATATGAAAGATTGGAACTTAACCGTTCTTACTAATCCAAAAGCATTTCATTTATGTATTACTTCTGTTCATACAAAGGATATAATTGAAAAATTTATAAAAGACTTAAAACAATCAATTAGAGATGTGGAAGCTAATCCAGAAGAAGAACTTGAAGGAACTCTGGCTATTTATGGCTCATCTACAAAAATAGAAAATTCTTTCTTTACAAATGAAATAGTTAATCAATTTGTAGGTTTACTCTCGTCTAAAAATATCTTTAAATTTAATTATTAAATATAACCTACTTTTATTAAATTATGATACCCGCATCTTTTGCAACAATTGCTACAAAATCTTGTGCTCATGAATTAGCAGGATTATTATTGTCTTTATCATTATTTCATGAAAAATCAAATATACATATTTTATGCGACGATTCTACTAAACAATACATAGATAATTTGACCCCTAAACCAAAACTTAAAATAAATTGGTATTTGGAACTAAATGATTATACCCATCTTAATAGGGCTAATATGGAAAAAATGGGAATATTCTCAAAATTTCTAAAAAGTAAAGCAAAGGTTATGCTTTACGCTTTGACTAAACATAAGGATGTTTTATTTTTAGATAGTGATATCATAGTTACCAATCCAATTGAAGATGTAAACAAGAATGTTGTATTGGGAGTGTCTCCACAATTTTTAGTAAAACAATCCTTGGATGAAACTGGTTATTTTAATGCTGGTATGCTATGGACTAAATCAGCTCAAGTCTGTGAGGATTGGATTAAATTTACTGATACTTCACGGTATTTTGAACAAGCAGCGATCGAAAATTTAGTTCAAAAATATAGTAATTTCAAATTTGGCGAAGAGTATAATGTCCAGTGTTGGAGATATATTTTTAACCATGAACCATTTCCTTTATCTATGAATTTTAAATCAGAGTCCACTACAAAACAAATTTTATATAAAAATAAACCACTTCGTTGCATTCATACCCATTTAAGAGATGGTCGATTTTCCAAATTTAATAACTTAGTAATCTCTCATCTTAAAAATGCCAATTTATATTCTCTCTTAGTAATTTTATTTAGAGTTTATCATGGAAACTGGGTTATTAGAATTCCAAAACATCAATTTCAAGACAGTTTTAGAGAATTGGCTGTAGTTTGGGGAGAGAATACTTCGGATCTCAAGATTGAAAAAACAAATGATAATTATTGTTGGTTAGCTCCCGATATTTTACTTTATGATCGCCCTACATTAGAATGGATAACACCAGAAGTAAAAAAAACATCACTTTTTCTTTTAGCAAATGGTAATAGTGACGGAGAAGAGGGGAAATTAATTCAGGAAAAGGTAAATGTTAAAGTTAGTCCGTGGATTTTTTGGCCCCGACGTCCAAAAGTATTAGAATATTATCTACAAAATAATCGTCGTCTATTTTATCACGAGAGACCGGTATCGTGTATATTTATTGGAAATATAGAAAATGAAGTTCAATCTAAATTCAGAAAACCACTTCTAAATGAATTAAAGGATGTAGTTCAAGTATTTGAATGCACCTTTGGTAAAAAACATAAATATAGTGCTTTGCAATATTTAGAAAAGTTACAATTTAGTAAGTATGGCCTATGTATCAGAGGATATGGAGTAAAATGCCATCGTGAGATAGAACTTATGTCACTTGGAACCGTGCCCATAGTGACAAAAGAAGTAAACACCAATTCTTATATGGAGCCATTAGAGGAAGATAAACATTTTTTTAGAATAACTTCGGCTCCCGAATTAAAATATATTATAGATCGTACGCCTGAAGAAAAATGGCGTAAAATGTCAAATGCTTGTATGGAATGGTATCAAAGAAATGTTAATAGTAAAAATGCTTGGGAAACACTAATTACGCGAATTCTTTTTTATCCAAAAGCATAATAGCCATCGCGGCATAATTATGTAAATCAATCAACGTATCTTTGATAGTTTCATCATCTACCAAATTTACACCTTTCTTAGTAATAGATATAGACCGTTGAATTTTATCTTCAATTCTCATTAAAACACCAATTACCCCAAACTTGGCAAAGGCGTCTCCATAATCTGCATTTTTTCGTTTAAACAATTCAAGACCCTCTGCTTGAATTGTTTTCATCTGTGACACCCTATCAATCTCTTCTATGTGTAAACCAGACATATTTATATTAAAATAGAATAAAGTGTTTAAGTTTTGAATCTTGTTTTAATTCTTTAAGCCAATACCATGCTTGCAATCTTTTCAAATAAGTTTCGGAATTTTCAGGATTACTTTCATAAATTACAATTTCTTGAATGATATCATCCTTTCTAAGCTTTCGAGTTGGTATCTCATAATAATCAGCTATTTTTTTTAAATCAGCTATTAAATAATTTTCTTGATAATCTAATTGTTTTGCTACAAATGTATCTGTATCAAATTCAAGATTCGATATTTTAGAATTATTTAAAGTAGATAATTTTTCTTCTCTTTCAGAACTATTATTATTTATATCGTTCGTTTCAGTAATTTCTATTTGTATACCATCCATCTTATACGTGTATGTATTAAATTAGTATAGCTAAACCTTAATATCAATTATATCCATAAGTTTAAATAATGATTTATTTGAAAGTCCTGGATGTTCTTTTACTTTTAACTTAGTAATTTCAGATACCAATCCTACCATTTCTGTAAATTTATTAGATTCTGAATACATCACTGCTCCAGATTTAAGCTGAATAAAAATATTCTCCGAAAGTTCAATAATAGTATGCTTTTCATCTTTATTATCCAAATATTTATGAATAAGCTTAATTTGATCTTGGAAAATTTCATATAATTTATCTACATGAATAACACCCATTATCATCAAATTTGAAAAAAATTCTGTTAATGCTTTCAACTCTTCATTACGTTTATTATTATCACAAAAGCCCTCATAATCTTCATTTGCATTTATATTTTTAATTTCAGTAAACCTTGAAACATATTTTTCCAGTTCACTTTCAATTCTCTGAGCAAATATATCAGATGATTTTTCCATAAGTTCCTTATACAGTGAAGCATATACCTTTGAATAGAATCGATTACTGCTTGCCAAATTAAAAATTATATCTAAAATCAAACTAAATACATCTGTATTTTCTAAACTTACCAAAGAAGTCATAATTTCTTCCTTTAAAGTATCATAATTTTTATCAGTCATTTTATTCATAGCTCTCTTTATACTTTGCATGATTTCTTCATTATCACTTCTTTCAACCTTTGCCGTTGGTTTAAATTGTTTAATTAAATCCCAATCCGGTTCATTTGGATCCCTTTTCTTTTTTTGAAACGTGGGTGTTTTTATATAGTCAGGTGAACCCACCAATTTTGAAAGATTCATAATTAGATCTTGAGTAGTCTTAGGCAAATCGAAAGAAAACCCACTAAGTTTTATTTTGTTCACATCTTCGAGATTATATCGACATGTCGACATGATTATCTAGATCTATTAGGAGAGAATACACTAAATTATTTATATCATTTTAATAAATATACTTAAACCTTTTCCCGTGTAGTATGATATATACTATGATAGAATCATGGGACGATTTTGATATGAATGCTAATTTATTGAGAGGAATTTATTCCGTTGGATTTGAAAAGCCTAGTCCTATTCAGGGTAAGGCTATTAAACCTATGATGGATGGAAAAGATTTACTTGCACAAGCCCAGTCAGGAACAGGAAAAACTGGGGCTTTTTCAATTGGGACTCTGAATCATATTGATACATCCCTGAATACGATTCAGGCTGTTATTCTTTCACCTACTCGTGAACTTTCACAGCAAAGTTACGATGTAATTACAAACCTTAGTAGTTTTATGTCTGATCTTCGTGTCCAACTTCTAGTTGGAGGAACATCGGTGTATTCTGATATTGAGAAATTGACAAATGAACCACCCCATATTGTCGTTGGTTGTCCTGGTCGAACTTATGATATGATGAAAAGGGGACATTTAGTTACAAAGGATCTTAAGGTTATGGTTATTGATGAGGCAGATGAACTACTTTCCTCTGGATTTAAAGAACAAATTTACTTCATTTTTCAATTTCTTCCTTCTTCTACACAAATTTGTCTATTTAGTGCTTCGATGCCTGTTGAGGTTGAACAGCTAACTGAAAAATTTATGAAAGATCCTCAAAAAATTCTAGTTAAATCAGATATGCTTACCCTTGAAGGTATAGAGCAATATCATGTAGCTTTGGATAATGACGGAAATAAATTTGATTGTCTTAAGGATCTTTATGCATCTCTTTCAACATCGCAATCTATTATTTACTGTAATAGCATTAAGCGTGTCGACGATCTGTATGACGCGATGACTGAAGATTCCTTTGCCGTTTCCAAGCTACACGGAAGTATGGATAAGGAACAGCGAAAGGAAGCATATGAAAATTTTAAAAATGGAAAGACCCGTATTTTAATTTCTTCAAATGTTACAGCACGAGGAATTGATATTCAGCAAGTGAGCACAGTAATCAATTTTGATTTGCCCAAGAGTGTTCACACCTATCTTCACAGAATTGGTCGAAGTGGAAGATGGGGTAGAAAAGGTGTAGGTATTAATTTTGTAACTCGATTTGATTTACCTCAGCTTAAATCAATTGAACAATTTTACAATACTACGATTGCTGAACTTCCAGCCTCCTTTGTTCAGGTTTAAAATCATGAATTAATTTCTTATAAAATTTTAATTCATGTTTAAAGCTCCAATTCAATTACTTAATTCTTGCCATAGTCTTGATTCACATATTAATGATGATTTACAATTAGACATACTGTATGATGATATGTTGGGTAAATGTGAAAAAAAATCAGAAGTAAGAAAAATGTGGGAGACAAATTTCACAACTGACACTAAGTTTTTAAAAGATTCACAAAAACTAGCTGAAAATTTTAACATGACATCTTCTTATGAAGATATTAAAAATATCATTAATGAAATAAAAGGTAATCCTAGTTTCCGAGAAAAATATGAATACATAACGGTTGAAATGTTTGAATCTCTTAATTCCAATCCACATATGTTGCAACTTATATCTATGTTTTCTTTAACATCTCCACTATTTTCTTTACTGACACCATTTATCATGTTAATTATTCCATTTTTTATTTTAAAAGTAAGAGGTTCTTCAATTAAAATCTCAACCTATCTATCAGAACTAAAAAAAGTTTTATCTATGTTACCAATTGGAAAATTATTTGATTTCAAAAACATTCCTATGGACCAAAGAGGTTTTGTTTTATTTTCGGTAATTCTATATTTTGTTCAAATTTATCAAAATAGTTTAACATGTTATAGATTTTACAGAAATTCAAAAAAAATGGTAGATGAATTACACAAAATTGGTAATTATTTTAATAAAACAGCTTTAGATATGAAACATTTTAAAGAAATTTGTAACGATAAAAAGTTAACTTCATATGATCCTTTTGTAGATATATTAGATGAAAAAATTATATACCTTGACGAAATAGGCCAAAAATTTTTACTAATTCAAGAAAATGTTTTTAAAGATATGGGAATTAAAATGAAATATTATTACGATCTCTACAAGGATACAAAATTGGAAGAACTATTAAACTATACCTTTGAATTTCAGGAATACACAAATAATATTTCTTCTTTTTCTTCCATGAAGGAATTAAAAAAATGTTCCTTTTCAAAGAAAAATACGGCTCTTTATGATAGTTATCATGGAAGTCTTAGAAATAATACTATTACTCCAATAAAAAACTCGGTTAATATATCCGAAAAAAGTATAATTTTATCAGGACCAAATGCATCAGGTAAAACTACCCTTTTGAAATCGGTTGCTATTAATTTAATTCTTTCACAACAGTTAGGAAGGGGATTCTATGATAAAGCTAAGATTAATCCATTTCATTCTTTTCACTGTTATATTAATATTCCAGACACATGTGATAGGGATAGTTTATTTCAAGCAGAAGCAAGACGGTGTAAAAATATATTAAATACAATAACTAAAGATTGTAACCATCGTCATTTGTGTTTGTTTGATGAACTTTTTTCTGGAACCAATCCATCTGAGGCAGTTGCAAGTGCTATAGGATACTTAGAATATCTAAATAAGAATCCACATGTTAGATTTATTCTAACTACTCACTTCTTACAACTTTGTGACCATTTTAATAATACAAAATGCGTAGAGAATTTTACATTTAAAACTAAATTTAATCTTTCTTTAGGCATTACTAAAATTAAAGGTGGAATTAAGGTTTTAGAAGATTTAAATTTTCCTGTTGAAATCTTAAAAACTGCTAAAAAAAACGTTTCGTAAAATTAAGCATTTAAATATATGAAGACAGTCTAATTAAGAATGATTAGTTTAGAAGGTAGTGGTTTTACCATTTGCTTAGGAGTCATTCTCCTTCTTACAGGAATAGTAATGTATTATTGTAAAAGTAAAATTACGGCATGTGAAAACAAAATGAATACTATGTTAAATCTTATAAGCGAATTACATAGTGAAGTTAATACCTTAAAACAGACAAATGTTCCTCTTCCAAATTTAACAGAAACAACGCATTTTGGAGAACCTTTACAACAAGAGAATGAATCCGATGAGTCTGATAGTGAGGAAGATGAAGAATCAGAAAGCGAAAATAATAATAGTTTAAAAGCAACAATTAATCCATTTGAAACACATCCTTATAAAGAACTTATTCCCTCTTCAACAACAATTGGATCAGAAGTAATAAATGAAAGTAGTGCAGAAGAAGATGATACAGAAGATGAGGAAACATCAAAAGAACAAGTAAAAGTTGTAGATCTAGGACAAATAGAAGAACTTGAGATTGAAGACTTGAATGATGAAGATGAGGAAGATGAAGAAAGTAGTGAAGAAGAACCACAAATTGACTACGGAAAGATGCAAGTTGCTGCATTAAAAAAATTAGCATCAGAAAGAAATTTAGCTTCAAATGTAAATAAATTAAGAAAGCAAGAATTAGTTAATTTGTTACAAGGTCAATAATTTCTTATCTAAGTATAATATACTAAAATTAAGAAATGAGTTTAAATTGGAAATATCGACAGAATCTTATTAAAAATGCGGATAAAATAATTACCTTAAATCAGACATTTAAATGTATCGAACAGCCAGTTTTTGAACAACCATCTCAAACCACTAATACGCCATATTTATATACATCTTGTGTAGATAGGGCCGAACCAGCAGGTTATGAAACAAGTAACCTTAAAAAAGTGTTTTTGGAAAAACAACTTCAACGTTGCACTTTGATTGCACCGGAATTCAAATAAATACAGATATTTAAAATGATTATCTTTATTTATTTATATGAAAATTATTAGTTTTGATGTTGGAATTAAAAACCTAGCCTTCTGTATTTTAGAAATAGATAGTGAAAATAATAAATACACAATTGAAGATTGGGGAATATTAAATTTAATTAATAAACCTGTTTTTAATTGCAGCTGTAAACAGAAAAAAAAACCTAATATAGTATGTGGAAAAAAAGCATCATATTTTGATAAAAATCAAATTTATTATTGTAAACAACATGCCAAAATATGCGATTATATAATACCGCAAAAAGAAATGTCAGATACAAGTTTAAAACGATTAAAAATATCTGAATTAAAAGATGTGGCAACCTTATATAAAGTAAATTATGAATCTCCTATTAAAAAGGCAGATTTATTTGAAGTATTGATGAATTTTAAAAGAGATAATTTTTTAAGACCAATTGAAAATGAAAAAGTGGACACCGGATTAGTTGCTATGAGTATTAATTTAACACATATTTTAGATGACTTATTAAAAAATCATAAGATTGATTGTGTATTAATAGAAAATCAAATAAGTAAAATCGCTTCAACGATGAAAACAATTCAAGGAATGATCACACAATATTTTGTAATGATACATGTTGAAAATATAATTTACGTATCTTCTTACAACAAATTAAAAATGTTTGTGGAATCAAAAAAAAATTATACCTATAAGGAAAGAAAAGATTTAGGAATAAGATGTGCAGCTAAAGAGATTATAGATACACAGGATGCAAAATGGGCACAGCTATTTGATAATCATAAAAAAAAGGATGATATGGCGGATTCATTTTTACAAGCATTATGGTATATTAAAGTAAAATTGCGGACTACTTAAAATTAAAAGTTCTATTACTTTCATAATGGAAGTAATTGACTTAGATACGGTGGATCTTTCAAGTGGATCTGGAGGAGCATCAATAACTTTAAATAAGGGAGACTCAATTCAAATGGATGTATCATCTTCGGCTCCATCGATGGCTGGAGCAGAATTACTCATGAATCATAATACAAAAAAAAAGAACGAAAACGAGGAAGGTAAACCTTCAATCGAAATTGACGATCTTACTAGTTTAGAAAATGATTTAAATGCTTTAACAACTGGAACATCGTCATCTGATATTAAATTAAATTTAGGAGATGAACCGGCTATTAAATTAAATATTGATGAAAATAAACCATCTGAAGTTAGTTCATCTCCTACAATTACCAAATTAGGAGAACCTGAAAAAACTTGGGATGGCTATTCTCAATTTAATAATATTCCTATGAATCCTGATAAGGAAGTGGCTCCACAACCAAAACGATCTAGAGAAGAGGTGTTAAAGGAGAAATTTAACTATTTAAGAAAATTAGAAGCTTTAGAGAAAAAAGGAATACGTCTGAGTAAACAATATTCTATGGAATCCTCTCTAGAAGAAATGATAGGAGAATATGAGACGATCAAAAGCGAAAAAGAAAGATCAAATAGTGTTAAATTTCAAGGACGCATGTTAATGGCTGCTGTAACTGGATTAGAGTTTTTAAATAATAGATTTGATCCATTTGATTTTAAGTTAGATGGATGGTCAGAACAAGTGAATGAAAATATTGAGGATTATGATGAAATTTTTGGAGAACTTCATGAAAAATATAGCAGTAAAACGAAGATGGCTCCAGAATTAAAGCTTCTCTTCCAGCTTTCTGGCAGCGCAATTATGTTACATATGACTAATACGATGTTTAAGTCTTCTATGCCAGGTATGGATGATATTCTTAGACAAAATCCAGAACTCATGCAACAATTTACGCAGGCAGCCGTAAATCAGATGGGAGAACAACAGCCTGGATTTAGCAATTTTATGAGTGATATGATGGATCAGCAAAATTCACGACTTCAACCACGATCACAACCTCCTGCTCCACCTCCTTCTATGAGTCAAGGTCCTCCTCCTCAAGCTGTTAAAACCAGAAATCCATCACGCATGGACAATTATTCTCGACCAGATATTGGCTTTGGAAGAGGTGCCCCTGAGCAAGGTGTTAATTTAAGTGATAACTTTGAAAATCCAGAAAAGCCTGATCGATCTCCTAGAAAGCCAAGACCAGAAATGAAAGGCCCAAGCAGCGATATAGATCAACTTCTTTCTGGATTGAAAACAAAGGTTTCCCCAACTAAACGTGTGCAAACCACTTCTAATACAACACCTACTAACAAACCAAAAAAAAGCGCTCGAAGACCTATTTCTGAAAAAAATACTGTTAGCTTAGATATCTAAATATTTTTGATTAACAAATATAATAAATAATGATTTATCCAATTATATTTGTTAGTATATTCATTACTATCTTACTTTTCTATTGGATGTATTTCAAAATTAAAAATCCATTTTGGAGTAAACAGCCTGTAAATCATCCTCATCATTTTTATAGAAAATTTATGAAACCTTTTATTATTAAAAATAGTTTTTACAACCATAAATATATAAATCCTCTTCATATTAAAACACAATCTTGGGACCAATTTTCTATAGCCAAAAAAGAAACTGACCTTCAAAATTTTATCAAAGATCATTTTTGCAATTCACAAAATTTTAAATACTTACCCACATTTGATACTCAAATAAATCCATATTTTAAAAATGATAAAAATGCTTATATAAGCACTTATAGACAATTTGGAGTTATCGTAGGAACAATCATGAATAGATCAATTCATATTACATTACCCAATAATAATAAATTTTTAGTTTCATATATAGATTTTTTATGTGTTCATAAAGGCCATAGAAGAAAAAATGTTGCTCCAGAATTAATACAAACACACGAATTGTTTCAACGGACAAAATCAAATAAAAAATGTTTAGTCTCTCTTTTTAAAAAAGAAGGCGTTCTTCATTCTTTTACCCCACTTGTAAAATATACGACATTTTCTTATGACTTAACCAAACAGATAAATATATCTCGAAATAAACTGCCGAGTCATTTAAAAATAATTTGGTTTTCTCTCTCCACTTTTAAAAAAATACTTTCCCATATGAATCAAAATCAAAATAATAACTCTGCTTTTTTAATCGCTCCATATGAAACCCAACTAAATCTTTTAGAGAGAAAAAGTATTCGAGTAGGCGGTATATTAAATTTAAATACCCAAGAAGTTGTAGCATCCTACTGGTTCAGAGATACTGGGTTTTATGTAAATTCAAAAAAACCAAATTTAGAATGTTTTGGATCGATTTGGAATAAAAAAGAAATTCAAGAAAATGAATTTAAATGTGGGTTTATAGAATCAGTCTTAAGTATTAGTAAAGATTTTAATCAACTCCAACTAGAAGCTATAGGAGATAATACTTTTTTATCTAAAATGAGATGGACTACCGAATCTACAATTCCTTGTGCCTATTATTTATACAACTATTCACATAAAACTATGATGCCTGAAAATATTACAATAATCATATAAATAACATATTTTTAGCTTTGCACTCTATAGAAGGAAAGAATTCACACTCTCTTTTTATTAGTCCACGACCCTGAGCAATTACTTTTTTGGTATTATAAGAAGTTTTACCCATAACCAATACTTCAATAAATCTTTTAGTATCAATTCCCAAACAGAGAATTAGCATAGCTTGTTTGCCACGTTTAACTAATCTGGAAGATGCTACAACACCATTAAAGAGATACAATTCTCCCCTTTTCACATAATAACAACCATTATAAAATGTATCTCCATACCAATAACCACAATTACGTAATTGTTCTATAGGTTTATATCCTGAATAATCATGCTCACGCTGCCTCGCATAAAGTGATTGGTCATGTTTAGTTACATCTTTAGTTACTCCTTCGCAACGTGCTTCAAATAAATGCACCCATTTACGATAACAGGATTTAGTATTTTTAAGCGTAGAAACCCAAAACGTTTTGGTATTATGAGCTTTTTCGTAAGCAAGCTGCCACACTAATTGAGCATAAGAAAGAGCATGGGCTTTACAGAAACCATACTTTCGTAGATTCGATAAAATATTTCGTATACGTGTTTGACTGCTTTTAGGTCGAGGTGCTAATTTTTTATCAATTAATGCATGTGTTTCTTTATCGTCTTTACAATAACCGCGTCTAAATTTATCAGCTAGTTCTTCATCACATTTAAACAATTTAGCTAGCAATTGAATAATATCATCATCAAAGATCATCGTATTTTTACGGTATTTTCCCATTTCAAATTCCTTTTTTGCATCTTTTGCAGCAGGACGAATAACAGCTAAACAAATAGCTAACTCCATAATTGTTTTAGGTTGTATAAGTATAAGTGCCTTTTTCATTAAAGGTGTTTCGGCTAATGTTATACCTACATTATTACCCGAAGCAAGTAATTGGATTGTGGATTCGTCACCTATGTGTTGATTAAAATCAATATCATTAAAGTGTCGACAATAATAGAGTTGTGATAATCCACGTGAAGATAATATATCAATTTTAAAGCTTTTTTGTTCAGCTACATTATGTTTATTTAAGTGAACTTGTGGTATAATTTTTTTATCGCTTTCATCTAATATATATTCGCGGGGCACGCCATTTGGAAAATATATTATACCACCACAGTGAAGAGAATATCCCCGAAAACTTCCTTCTAATTCTTTCTGTGTATCATAAATTTGATCTTGAAAATCTTTATCAAAACTATCTATTTTTTTTTGAAGTTCATACTTTGATATAAATTCATGAACACCATTTCTTCGTAATGACTCCCTTAACGATGATTTTTCATGATAATAGTTGTGATTACTGATTCGAGCTACTTTACTCCCCCACTTTTGAAATAATTTAAGAAATACCTCATCACGTAGATAATGTGGAAAATCAAAATCAATATCAGGAAGTGTGGTTCTATATGTATTTATAAAACGAGCAAATGATATATTATATTTTACTGGATCTACATGACTGATTCCTAATAAATAACACACTAAACTTGAACCACACGAACCACGTGTTACATGCGGAATACCTTTTGTTAATTCTAAGATTTCCATCGCACGCATTATATTTCCGAATAAGTTTTTTTCTAAGATAAGTGTTATTTCTTTTTTTAATCTGTCTTCGTATTCTGGATTATCTAAAGGAATTTTTCGAACAAATAGACTCATAACATCCGATTCATTATAACGTATTTCATCATGATCATAATTACAGTCGAGTGTAGAATTTTTAATTGGTTCAGCAATTTTCATCTTCAGGGAATTTACATAGTAAACTTTCCTGTTATGACGAACAGAATTTAAATCATATGACCATGGAAAGATATCTTTTAATTTTAAATAATATTGAACACGATTACAAATTTCGATTGAGCTTTTTGCACGGACATCAAATACCAATCCATAGGTTTTCTTTCTCTCTTTATCCAATCTTAAAACTCTCCCCATAGACTGAATAAATACTCTTTCACTACGTTTTTCTACTTTGTCCATAAAGACACAGCCATCTAAATTAGGAATATCCGATCCTTCACGATGTTTAACAGCACAAAACAAAAGTGCTTTTTTTTCAGCCTTATAAAATGTATAAAAACTATTATTTTCACAATTATTGTAATCAACCGCTTTTATATAATCTGGAAAATGACAATCCCATTTTTCTCTTAATGCTATACAGTCATCAACTGTTCCACACCAAATAATAATTTTTTTATAAGGCAATTTTTCCATTTCCATTTTGAGTATAAATAGAATATCATCATCCTTTATACTATCTTCACTTTTAACCCATACTATTCTAGGTGGTAATATAACATTATCGCAAAATGCATTATAAATTGAATAAGATGATATTAAATTATTTAGTGGTTTTATATATTCAGGTGTCGCTGAAAATCCTATGACTTTTGCATTTGAAGAATGCTCACTTAACCATTTATAAAATGCTAATGTTGTGCTATTTTCAATTGAATGACATTCATCATGAATCACTAAATCTATTTTTCTCTTAATATTTTCATACTTATTTTTACTTGTTAAAAAGCATCTATTAATAATGCAAAGGAAAGGTAATCCCCAGAAAGCCGAAGCATTTAATGATTCATACCAGTTAGCATTTTTCTTACTTACATAGTCTAATAAATTGAAACCCTTTAGTATTTCTTTAAAACCACAATCAACAATTGTATTCCGTGAAAATTGTTGATTCAAAATATCTTTTCTTTCACAGAGCCACAAAACATTTCCTTTAGGATTTTTTTTCCTAAATTCATTCACAATATTCATGGCAATCCAAGATTTTCCTGTTCCGGTAGCATGATAATGAATTCCACTTGAGAAATCATTATCAATTGATTTTTGAATAGCTTCGAGTTGATTCTTTCTTAAAGTCATTATTTCTTACTTACCTAGTTCTTATAGAGCTAAATACTAACATCAATTTTAATTATATTAACGCACATATTTTCCTACCTTTGCAAAAGAATCTAAAACGAAGATGATGAATACTCCTAAAAAGCAGTAAAGAACTATTTCTTCTGTAATACCTGCTACCTTCTCATCTTTCTGATCCTCCATCATATGAATTAAGTAATTTAGTTTTTGTTCTAAATCATTACTCCTTGTTCTAGTGTTAGTTGATTCAACTTGTCCTGTATTTAATTGAGGCGCCTCAAAGGGAATAACATTTTCATAGTATTCTTTTGAGAATTCTTCTTCCATTTTAGTAAATGGCTCAGCTGGGTGTTGTTCTTCCCGTGCTAATGCCTTTTCTTTATCCTTTGTTCTTTGAACTCCCGAAGACTCTGGTTTAGGAGGAGGAGAGAAATCAACATCAGCTAAACCCCCACTATCATCATTTTCTTCGTCACTACTCATTCCCATCATTTCATTTTGCACATCAAAATTTTCTATAACAGGAGCAACTGGTGCTTTAGGCATAGGAGCTCTATTTTTTACTTGTTTACTTTTTTGTTTTAGTTTTCCCTTAATTTTTTCTGTGCTTTCGATAAAACTAAATCCTAGCGAACTATTGCTCATAGTTTATTCCTTCTTATAAAAAAAACAGATAATAATTTTATCAAGTGAATGTATAAATAAATAAATTATGAATACCTTAGTTGAAATTCTTTTAGGAGTTCTTCTTATTTTCTTGGTAGTTGGGCAACCACATCAATTTTCAATTTATACTAAAACAACTTTTGGTAAATTCTTATTTTTAGCAGCTACTATAGGAGCAGGCTACTATAGTTTAACAGCTGGAATTTTAGTTGCTCTTATTTACATTACCTTAAATAAAGATTTTATGTTTGTAGAATCGATGGAAAATAAAGGTGATTTTGTTAAAAAATATTGTAAAGATGGAAATGTTGATCCCAGCAAGAATCCACCTACACTTAAATATTCAAAGGGGAAATGCAATCCATGTGATGAAGACTGCGAATTTGAGGTTACATCTTCTAAAGAAAGAATGACGATCGACGAAGCACTTCGTCCCAAAGAATCAAATACCATTCCCGTTTAAATATAATTAAAGAGATCTAATTATATTTTAGCAATTATGGGAGATGAAGAAGAAGCAATTCCACGAACAAATGTTAAAACTGCTCTTATTTTAGATGGTTCCTATTTCTTTATGGCGCTTTATAATAAATTAGAAGGTCAGTGGAAAAAGAAATCAACATTAGAGAAACATAAAAATAGTTATTTTGATGGATATGAATTTATTAATTTTTATATGGAAAACATTAAAATTTTTTTGAGAGAATTAATTGTTTCCTTTAAGATGCAAACAAATGCAAATGATAAAGATAGTAAATGTAAAGTCTATTTAACAAGAGGAAGTAAGACGTCATGGCGGAAAAACGTAAGCGGGGAATATGAACACTCTCTTAATTCAAAGATAATTCCGATGTTAGATATTATTTTTAAGGACAATATTGGTCTTGATGAAATCGAAATTTATCAAAATTTTAACCTTGAATCAGATGACTGTATTGCTATTATTTTAAACAAATTATTAGATAAAAATCCCTCTATGTATGTTAATATTATTTCAAAGAATAAGCGTCTAATTCAATTAGAAACCGATAATGTGACAATTGTAGATATAAATAAAAAACCATTAAAAGAAAATTGTGATATTTTAGGACCATCTCAAATATTTACACCAAATAAGTTTTTGTTCTTTTTAATTCTTAAGGGAGAATCTGAGAGAAATGTAAAACCTGTATTCTATGAAGAAAAAACCGATATTGAATATGAAAGGTATTACGATGATAATGATCTGATTGCGGAAGAATGTGAGGATATCATATTAGCTGAACGATTAAGAACAAATTATCTAATTTGTGATTATAACTCAATTCCCAAAAAGTTAGTATTGAATTTTGTTAAAAATAATGCTACTATAATATAATATACACAAGATGTTGGATTTTATCAATAAATTAAATCGTAGTAAATACTTTCTTGGATTTTTTATAATTTTTTTAAATCTTGGTTCGAAATTTATAACAATTCGGATGAATGATTATCATCAACGTATTTTAAGAGATACAGTAGGTCGTGAGTTAATGATTTTTGCAATTTGTTTTGTGGGAACTAGAGATATAATAACTGCTCTTGTTATGAGTAGCACATTTATTGTATTAAATGATTACATGTTTAATGAACATAGTTCATTTTGTATAATTCAAAAAAAATATCGTCATAAAATGAAAGCGGCAATTGATACCAATAAAGATGATGTAATTGATGAAAGTGAAATTAAGGAAGCCATAAATATTTTAAATAGAGCTAAAAAACAAAAACAACAGGAAATACAAAGAGCAGCATATATGACATTTATGAATAATGTATAAATAATCTTCACTATATATAATAAGTATATGGTTAAGAATAAATATAATCAAAAAGGTGGTGTTAGCACTAGGACTGGTTTGGATACAAATATTGGACCATCTTCTGAAGGTGGAGGAGGAGCTTTTGACAGTAGACTTTCAACAATTCCAGAAACATATCATTATCTTGATACGGATGATGAGGATGATGATGATCCAGAGTGGAGTGTTGCTACTGATGGAAGACCATGGACATCGACAAGGAGACGTCGGGAAACTATACCAGAAGTGCCAACATCCGGAGCACCACCAGAAGTGCAAACAACCGGAGCACCACCAATACCCCCACCTTTGCCACCTCCCTTATCATCTTCAACCGGTAATATTAATATAAAAAATTACTCGATTTCACGAGATGGTTTAGTTAAAATTACCTTCAGAAGTAATGTTAGGAATGAAAGTGTTGATATATTAAGAAAGCAAAATAATAAATTAATTAATTTACAACAAGGAAGAAATCGGGTTGTATCAGATATTGGAGAAGCATATCAAGTATTTAATAGTGACCCTCAGTATAATTTAAATGAAACTCTAACTGCAAATGAAGTTTATGATTTACTAACAGTAAGAAATATAAGAAGTATATTAAGATCATTTAATATTTTATATTCAAACAATCTTCTAAAACGTGAGTTAATTCAATTATTATCCAACATGGTTCAACGACATCCAGAAAGACTGAAAATAGTAAGAGAAACATATGCTAATCAGGTCGCAACACAAAGATTAGCAGCACAAAATTTAGAAAGAAATGTAAATGAATCATTACTTGTTTCAAATCAACATAAATATTCAAAAGCAGACTTTGAGGGTATGAAATTTAAAGATATTTTAAGATCTCTTTTTGATGCCGATTATCATAGAGTTTTTGTTTATCAGCGAGTGTTAAAGAGGAAGTTTTTACCAGATAATGGAGATATAGCTGTTTATAAAATATTTAATAATGTGCGTGCTGAAGTGGAAAGAAAAACTAACTTAACACAATTAGCAAGACGAGATTTATTAACAAGACTTTTTAGAGAAAAATTAGAAAAAGCTTCAAAGGCTTCTGATAAAATTTTAAAGGAAAATACTCATCTTGTATTAGATATATTATTTGCGGCTAGGCGTCCCTTTTACGTAGATAAAAGACAATATTCTATATTATCATATCATCAAGAAAATGGACCCACCCAAGATCCAAGTGAAGGTTTAGAGATACCACGACGCCCCAACCCATTAACATTTGTCATCTACCCTGTTGAAATTTATTTAGAATTATCTGAAAAACAACCAGATGATATAACTGAAAAGGATATTCAAGGAGCTGGTTGTCATATAAGAAGAGAAAAAATTCGTAAGGATTATTATGATTTATGGAATAATCCACACGCTAGAACTGGATTAAATTATGTCAGAGATTTAATAGGAATGGTCCCTTTACCTCCTCCAGAAAGAACAGTTTTTGAAAGGAAATTTAATAAGACTATAAAGAGGAGAGATGTTAATAATTTAGTGGGTGGTTATAAGAAGACCCGTCGTAGAAAAAAAAATGCAGGGAATCCTTCTCCAAAAGCAGCTATAATTGAATATTTAGATTATTTTCCTTTCTCTTCCAAAATGGAAGTAACCAATTTCTATGATAGAATTAATGAAGAGTGGGGTGATTTTGAAAATGGGACAAATATGTTAAATATTTTTAGTAAAGAAAAAAAAATATGTTAATAATATTCAAGAACTTTTGAATGCCGTAAAAGAGGCGAAGGAAACAACATTTTGTGATCGTAAAAGTGGAGATGGTGATTGTGAAGAGACAAGTGATAGAGTGATGGAATTATTACCTGATAATAAAGATGGAAAATATACTGTTGAATCCCTTAGATTCGAATATTATATAAAATCAGAGGAAGATGAAGATGAAACCCCTGAATTTGTTCAAAATCATGGAATACTCATTTTTTACGACGCAGCAACTAAATCATGGTTTAAAATAAATGAATTAATAACCAGCTTTTCTAAAGACATATAAATACTGATTATCATATGCGCAAGGACTCATATCAATTACTTCTTCTAATTTTAAACCCACATTTTTAACCATCTGTGCAATTTTCTTTTGATTTTCCATGTAAAATATGTGATCATTTTGTCTTACTTTTCCGTTGTCTTTAAATTTAAAATACTCTTTAAAGACTCCTTTATTTTTTTGTGGTAGAGCAAAATTTGATTTGTATTTAAAATTATCAAAATGAACTACGCTATCATTTATACGTTTTTCACTATAATTTTGAGGTGAAATAATTACAAATGGATCTCCTGCTGGGACCATAGGATTGAAATGATGTTTATCTACTAGGTGAATAACAAAATATCCACCCGGTTTAAGCCATAATGACACATTCTTAAAAAGTTGCTCTTTATCTTTTATATAATAAACTGTAAAATAAAGCATCGTTATTAGATCAAATGAATTAGGTTGAAATGTCATCGTTTGCAAAGCATCAGCATATATAAATTTTTGATTTGGAAATTTTATTTTGGCTGCTTTAATCATAGATTTCGAACTGTCTAAACCTACACAATCCAATCCCTTATCATGAAGGGCTTTTACATGATGTCCAGTTCCTGATCCTATATCTAAAACTGATCCATCTGATACATATTTCATTATTTCACCCACCTCAAAATCATTTTTTCGCTGATTATAAACTAAGTCATCATAAACACTTGTATAAAAGTCATCGTAGATTTCTTTATTTTTATAAATAAATTTATTTCCTTTTTGAGTAAACGCCTCATACAGAGGTTTATTACTTTTGCATAATAAAATACACAACAATATGATTAATAAAACAATTAAAATTATTTTCAGCATATATTACTATATATAATATATATGGAAATAATAATTCATGACAAAAGAGCGGAAAAAGAATTTAATTCAACAACATTTTCTAATTTTAAAAAAAGTGATGTTTTGAAAACATTTATTGAAAGTATGAATAATCAAAATATTGAAAATGCTCTTTCTTGGTATGTTGAATTATTATGCAGCGGTCGCCTAAAGGATATATGGGATTGTTTTTTACTAACTATGGGAAAACATGTGCGCTCAGGAAATCCTAAATTGGCAATTTATATTGCTACCCGCTTTGATAAATTTAAAGAAATAATTGGAATTGGTTATGGGGAATGTGAAATTGAAACTAGGAATAGTGAAGATATGCGTAAACTTTTAGCAGAAATAACACTTGTTCTTTGTTTTTCTCCCAAAAAACCTTCTCTTGAAATGCTTAAAGTTAAAAAAGCAACTGATTTTGCGTTAGACACACTAGGTTCTAATTTAAAGGCAGACAATCTTAATTATTGTAAGAAAGTATTAAAAGATGAAGATCCAAATGAAATTTTACTTTCTGTTAATGAGTTTGCATTTCATTTTTCAAAAAAAAATTTGTTACGATGTTGTTACTGGGTAGATTGGATGATAGATTTTGATAGTTTGTGTCGTAAACAAAAAAAACCAATTATCATAACAGAACGTAATTTTGTTAAAGTGGATGACAAATTTAAGGGTGATCCAATATGGTTATGTTGGGAATTACTCTTAAATACAGGAGGTGATGCAAATAAATCTAAAATAATTAGAGCACTTCTTGATTTATTTTGTATAAAATACAATTTCTCTCAAAAGAAAAAAAGGAGACACCTCCTATATCTTGCGATTGAACTTTACACCGAGAATGTTAACATGAATTTACCAATTGTGCATCAAAGTGAAAAAATAAAAACTATATTACCTCAGATTTTCAAGTTTTTTAAAGCTATAAAAAAATATGAACAAAAACCAGATTTTATTAATGATAAACAGCGAAATCTTATGAAAAGTATAGATAAGATGAAGATGTTATATGATTTATAAAATAAACTTAAATATAAATAGTGATAAAAATTAATTATGGGAAGATCTAATAGATGTATTGGGCGAAGCCTTTATAA